GGGAAGAATGCTGAAAAAGCAGCTGCTCTAGAAACTTATCTTATCAATCTTGCAAAGCAAAGCAACCGTAATGTTTACAATAAGAACAGCGGTGGTGGCTTCAAAGGTGGAGCTAATCCTAAAATTCTCGCGGCAGATGATATCATGATTGGTGAGAACATCATTCTTCATAACATGTATCCAAAGTCTGTTTCTGATGATAACGAACAAGAAATAAACGCTCGTTTGAAGAACGTTTCCAATTACGTTCGTGATGCGGTAAAAGATATGCATGATGGTAAGGACAATCCTTACAAGGTTGAATATGTAGCAATTGATGAGATCATCAACCTCCCATTCTTGCAAATTCGTGAAAACGCAATTGATCAGCAAAATGTCGATAAGGTTGTTGAGTCGATGCTTATTGATTTGAAAAAGGCTGAATACCTTGTCGAGCCAGTGTCTATTGTAAAGTTTCCTAACGGGCATTTTCTTCGAGTCGATGGCACTACAACCACTTATGCTGTTAAAGAAATTAATAAGTGGCCAAAGATTCCTGTAGTTTATCTCGACTCTTCTATCTTTAACGACAATGAAACTTATATGGAAGTTTACGCAACATTGCGTAATCGACCAGAAAAACATAAAGGCGCTAATGATCCTAAGAAAGAACTGAAGACTCGTATTCGTAACTTCCATCTTGCCAATCAAAAGTTGTTCGATGAAAATATCGAAGACTTTCAGAAGAAGTTTATGACACTTTATAATGGTTCATATTCTGATCGTGCTATTATTGGCAATCTTTCTACATACATTCGAAATGTAAATGAAAATAATGCCAGGGGTAAAAATTGGCTTGACTATAAGATGGAAGGTGGAAGGGTTCTTAACGAATTGGAAGCAAAGATTGCTTCATACTTCCCAAGGTCAAAGTGTACTCACGTAATAATCGGTTCTCTTGAAAATCAAGCAGTAGGAAATGCTATGCATTTCTTTGGAAATACTGCGGTTGGAGGTAAGGATACACTGGTTGTTCTTTCTAATCATTCCACTCATGAGACAGAAAATAAGGAAGAGTATCACCTTGAAAGGTTGAATAATTCTTTTGCTGAAGCAGGTTTTGCTCCTGATAAAAGCAAAAGCAAGAATGGTTATGTTCCTTTCGTTAGTAAAGCAACTGGGAAGAAAGTTTTTGTTATTATTCTCCCTTGTCGTATTAACACAAATAAACGTATCACCGCTGATTTGATCATTGAGCAGTTGTTTGATGCAGAAAAACTTGCAGCGTAAGCAAGATTTTGTGAATTGGTATAAGTGGTCGCAGTCCATTAAGGACTGCGACCCAGCCATCTTCATGACTAATTATTTGTTCGATCGTTTTGAACATAATAAGGAACAGAAACTATGGATCTCTTGGATTTACGGTACAACATATTACATTCCGACAACTTGGGTTGTTTGGAACGAATTCCCAGATATGGAGCTAGTAGGCATTGAACGACTCCGCGAATGGAACAATAACAATTACAAACGGCTCCGTTATCAAACTGACACCAAGTGGAACAAAGGTCATCTTCCAGCCCAGTTCGAGTCCTACAAGCAATGGGTTGGTAATAAGACTCAAACAGAAGCCTTCGCCCCCTTCCTTGACGGATCAGCAAGAGAAAACTTCGATAGACTTTGGCCAGAAATAAAAACAAAGTTTCATAAATTTGGGCGTTACTCGACTTGGTTTTATATGCAAACTCTTAAACAATGTTGTAAATTGCCAGTTGAACCTCCGCATCTTATGTTAGCTGATCATGATGGTAGCCGTTCTCATCGTAATGGTTTGGTTATGGCTCTCGGTCTTGATGATTGGTATGATCAAAAACTTAATGAAAAACAAATCAATTATCTTGATGGTGAAGCTTATTACATCTTACAAGAAGTAAAGAAAGATTTTCCAAATACTGATTACTATGATATGGAAACTTGTCTCTGTTCGTTCAAGAAATTATTCAGGGTAAAGCATGGTCGCTATCTTGGTTATTATCTTGATCGTCAAGCTGAAGAAATTTCTAAATGTGAATCTGATAATTGGTTTGGTATTGATTGGCAACCATTATGGGACGCCAGAACAGAAACTTTGGATAAAAAACTGTTGACAAATAAGATAGATAATAGTAAAATGGAACTATATACTATGTCAGGCGTATTAGACGCAACTGGTCTTTTCCAACAAAAGAAAATTGGTCTTGAAGCATTTATGTGAGGTGAAATGAAAGTTATTGCGATTGGTGGTGAACCTGGATCTGGTAAAACCACTTTGATGAAAATATTGATTAGTCATTATGGTGTTGCTCCAAAGTATGATGCTTTTAAGCTTGTACCATATCTCCAAAAAGATAACATTTATATACTTGGAAAATATGAAGAAAACGAAGTGTTTTCTGGAACAGACCGTATGAGCATGGCAGTCCAGCCAGAAGCTATTAAATTTCTAGCAACATTATCTAATGATTCAGTCGTTCTTTATGAAGGTGATCGTCTGTTTACATCTTCATTTCTTGAAGATTGTCTTGAAAAGTATAATTTGAGTATTGTGTATTTGTCAACTGACAAGGAAGTTCGTAAAGAACGTTATAAAGAAAGGGGTAGTAATCAAAACGAAACATGGTTGCAAGGTCGTGAAACTAAAATTTCAAATATTATGACTAATATGACGTTGATGTTTAATACAATTAAATATAAAAATAATACATTTGAAGAACAAAATCGTATAATTAATGAAATTATTAGCATTGTGGATTCTAAATGAAGAACATCAAGTATAAATATAATGAAGATCAGATTATTGCTGATCTAAAAGAATACATAGATAGTACCTACAGCGAACATTATATGACTGAGGATGAAAGTATTGAGTGTTTTGATGCATGGATTGCGCTGGGTGACTCTACTCCTACCTTCCGAAATACAGCTCTCAAGTATCTATGGCGTTATGGAAAAAAGAACGGCAATAACAAAGCTGATCTTTTGAAAACGTTTCACTACGTTTTAATGTGTTTACATGTTGATCATTATAAGGATAAGAAATAATGGAAATTAAAATTGAGATTGAGAAGTTACAGAAGAGAAAGCTATTCGTAGCAACTCCAATGTATGGTGGTCAATGCGCAGGTATGTTTGCTCGTTCTGTTGCAGACTTGGCTGCTCTTTGTGCGAGTCATGGTATCCCTCTTCAGATGTATTTTTTGTTCAACGAATCATTGATTACTCGAGCAAGAAATTACTGCGTTGATGAATTTATGCGCTCGGAAGCAGAACATCTTATGTTTATTGACTCTGATATTGGTTTCAACCCACATGATGTTCTAGCCCTAATGGCGCTTCAAGCTCAGGATGAAGAAAAGTATAATATTATCGGCGGACCTTATCCTAAGAAGTGTATCTCATGGGAAAAAATTAAGTATGCTGTTGATAAAGGTATTGCAGACGATGATCCAAATGTCCTTGAAAAGTTCGTTGGTGATTATGTATTTAATCCGAAAGGAGGACAATCTAGTATTCAAATCAGCGAACCAGTTGAAGTTCTAGAAATTGGTACTGGTTTTATGATGGTTGCTAAGTCTGCTATGAAGAAGTTTATTGATTCATACCCAGAATATATGTATAAGCCTGATCATGTTCGAACTGAAGCATTTGATGGTAGTCGTGAAATTCATATGTCTTTCCAGGCAGAAATTGATCCTGAATCTAAGCGTTATCTTTCAGAAGATTATTGGTTTTGTCAGAAGGCGCAGAAGGTTGGTCTTAAAACTTGGTTCTGTCCTTGGATGAAAATGCAGCATGTTGGAACTTATATTTTTGGTGGTTCCCTTGCTGATCTTGCCTCTATTGGCGCTGCAGCAACAGCTGATCCTGGTCAGCTTAAAAAGAAGAAGTAATAGGAGAATATATAATGAAAATTTCTACAAATACCGTGAATGTTCTTAAGAACTTTGCTAAAATTAACCCTTCCATTCTTATTCAGGAAGGTAATACTTTGAAGACTATTTCGCCTTCAAAGACAATTATGGCCAAGGCTAATGTAGATACAAACTTTTCTAATAAGTTTGCTATTTACAACCTTGATCGTTTTCTGTCAACTATGAGTCTTTTTACTGATCCAGAATTAAAATTTGGTGACAGGTTAGTTAGTATTGTTGAAGGTGAGCGTAAAACTGACTACGTTTATGCTGATGAAGCAACTATCACAAAGGCTCCTGAAAAGGAAATTAATCTACCTTCAGTTGATGTTACTTTCACATTGACTAATGAACATTTGAAAGATGTTGAAAAGGCAGCTGGTGTTCTTG